TTTTTTTCTTTATTTGTTCCGCCTTCCAGCCCCAGCCCACCATCTTTACTGTCGAACGATCCGGGGTGAGGCCAATGATATACATGTCAACATCGGGGTTGTCCTTGAGGGGTTGCCAGTAACTTTGCGGCGGGGTGGTGAGTGCTTTTGACATCATAGGAGTGACCTTTCATTACTCCATCGGCTGACCCAGCTCGAGGGCTGAGGCCGAGGTCAAAGAATACATTCAAGTGCTTTGCTACAGCATACTCAGCGGTAACACCTTGGGCATCTATATCCAGACCAGCCATGTTGGACTGCTTTCTGTCCTTAATATTGTTGCCTCTGGACAGCACCGATCTCAGGTGTCCAATGTGCTGGCACATCATGACTTCGTCGTCAGTTAAGTTAATCTCAATCATTCCGTGGTTCCATTTTTGTATGAACATTGTCTATTATTTCGACAGCCTTTTCATTGAGTTCTTTTATAATATTTGGAGTTGGAGCAGGTCTATCGTCTGTCCAGTTACCCCTCATGATTGAGTCCCTAAGAACTATAAGTCCAGTAATGGCGTGAGCTATATGATGAACTCCTGAATCAGGGTCATTGTCCTCTCCTTCGTACCATGCGCCTATATGTCGGAACGCGGCATCGTAATACACGGAGCCACGAACTCCCATTTCCCTCCAGTTGAACCTACCATACTTCAGGTCCCCGTGAAGTTTCACTAGGCCAGCCTCAAGCAATACGTTTACTGGCATACCTGAGATCGGAACCTTTTTAATTCCACAAGCATCCTTTGGATTAGTTTCTTTGCTCATGGTTATTGTTTTACGATGGGTTGCATTCTTAGCATCCAGAACAGGCTAGCCGCGGCTTTAGCTACACGGATACCCCACTGGCTCTCTTCGTCCGTCCACTCGTAGTGCATATGTTCTGCTGTCTCGCAGTCCACAATTACGGATCTTATCTTAGGAAGATAAGGTAACTTCTGTAGGTGCATCAGCATATACGCTTCAATGGCTAGCTGACAGCAGTCCTTCTGGTATCGTTTAGCTTTACCTTTAGTATTAACACGGCACTTGTAGTCCGCGAGAAAGATTCTGGAGTCCTTGATTCCTATGAAATCAACGGAGCCAGCGATCTTGATTCCGCCGTGACTGACTATCTTTTCACAGCCCAATGCCTGAACATTGTTGTCATCAATCCAGTTAAGAAACGGCATGGCCCACTTGTCCCAGCATGATTGACCGGGATGCTCATCAATGCCTAGCACGTGATGATTAATCATACGCTCTATGGTTCCGTGAACAGATGTTCCGAACTCATGCGACGGGATTAACTCTCCATCCTTTGGGTGCGGTCTCGTTCCGTAAACCATCTCAGCAAGGTCGGACCAAGTCCGATTCGGATGCTCTCTGGCTAGGTCAGTAATCATCCTTGGCTTATAAACCTCGTCAAGAAACGGATCCTTGACTATGCCCAGCACGGTTGTGACTGACGGGTAAACGTCTGCTCCAGCTTTACGAGCCTGTGCAGGAGTCCCCACCTCGGCCTCGAACTGAGGCTCCGATGGGTTCTGGCAGTTATAGAAGTGACTCATAGTTCCTCCTGATCAAGGATAAAGTTGAGTCCATCGCGGAGAGCATCGAGGTCAGAGTATTCATTCATATCGTAGTCCGCTTGCCATAGGGTTCCGCCATCAGAAGTAAGAAGCAGTAGCGTCTTGCCCTCTGGTTCTACTACGTTGTCCACGTAACAAGTCCGAAGGTGTCTCTGCGCCATCAGAGCAAGTAGCTGCGTGTCGGAGCGAGGTTCAAGCGTTGTCTGAATCGGCATAATATACTGATCCCCAGCTTCAAGTTGTCCAATACGAGCATCGGAGAATCGCCCCCGTAGTCCCATGGTGGATACGATTTCATCTTTAGGCAGACCCAAAGCAGGCCCATCTGGATAGGTGTGTATTTTTATTTTCATATGTTTAGTCGGTTGGTTTTTTGTAGGCACAGCTTTACTTAAAAAGTGTGCAGTAAAATCTGAGTAATATGATGGATCATTCTAGTGCTATGTTAGAGTATCTAATTAACATAACTTACATCTGATTCCATATAGGCATACCCTAGCTTTCCTGTCAAGGAGAAGTTATGTAAGTCAATGAATGACAAATACATTTAACTAGTTCGGAAGATTATTTATATGAGGTAAATTTAACCTACCCTTGGCGGCATAGTATTGATTTTCATCAATCGTGCTATCCTCTAAAGCATCCTTTAGGGTCATGTGACTGCTCCGGGCTAGCTTGTTCACTCGCTTGGCTTCATCGTTTACCTTTTTAGTAATCTCGTCCTTCTTAGCCTTCAGCATCTTTGTGCTGTAGATACCGCGACGGACTGCAAGGTGACGAAGTGCTTCGGGTCTACCCTCCCACGGAGTTCCCATGGCCGCATTGTTCCAACTCATTTTCTCCTTTTCAATTCGCTTTATTACTAGCGATAGCCAGTTAGCCTCAGCCTCTGGATCAACACAGATTTTTTGCCTGTTAGGTCTACGTTCGACGGCATCGGTTATGTCCGCAGTCTTGAGGAGTTCGTGATATTTTTCTGTCATGGACTGGCAAAAAGCCAGCGCAGATTTGGCGTGTCCGTTATACATATTTAGTTGTTGTTAGTTGTTATTCCGCGCAGTCTCGTTTGCGCAGTCTCGTTTTAATGCTAATAAAATTAATAGCTTTGTCTACTAAAAAAGCCCACACCCCGAAGAGTGTGAGCCTAGCCTTATAGGTAGTGCATGATTATTGACACCGCTAGCAGTATGCCTGCGATGATGATGCTCCAGAATACGATGAACGCACTCTCCTCCTGCTTGTCTGTTTTGACTAGCTTGTTTGGTTTATGTATTTTCATAGTATCGTTTATTGGTTTACTGTTTGCTGAAGCTCTGCCCTATAATCAACTTCGGACGTTGAGATTTGAACGTCTGCATCCCTCCCTGCTGAAACATAGATGCTCCCGTCATCTTGGTATGCTTGTATGTCGTTTTCCTGAAACCATTGCAAGGCTAAGGTAATTTTTGGTTCTGTTTGTATTTCGTTATTCATGGTTTGTTGCGTTATTTATTAAGAAATAAAACTTTAGGTTGAAACTCGCTGAACGGCTTAAAACCTAAGTCTTTTAATGTCAGCAGCTCTCCGTCATTTAACATGACGTGACCAGATTTATTTCCGTTTATAATAATAGTGTATTCTGTTTTCGTTTTCATGGTTCGTTTATTGGTTATCTAGCTTGGTGATTAAGTCCTGCATTTTGATTAAGTCCTGCTCCGTTACTTCGCTTGGCTCGTCGAGTAAGCAAGCTATGTCGATGGACAGGTCGGCTATTATTTCGGTGATCGTTTGCATGGTTCTTACCCTTGGTTTGCGATGCGTTGAATAGTCATGGCGATATCTTCAATGTGATTATATAACAAATCTGCGCTGAAGCCTTCAAAGGGTTCCCATGCGTGGTCTTGGAGGAACTCGTTAAGCTTCTCCTCCTCCCATTCATGAAATCCCTTAGGCAGGTCTGTGAAAAGCACATGTGATGATGCGGCGATGAAGTAGTATTCTAGTTGTTCGTTCATGGTATTTTTATTGGTTCTTGTTAAGTTGACGGAGTGTCCGTCTACCCCAAAACCCACGCGACTCAACAGAGAAGGTGGGCAAGTGGTTATGTGCTAGGACTTAAAGATTTACCATTGCACGGCTATCCCACGCGAGAGGCTCGCTAAAGTCAATGACTTGAACGCGGCACGCCTTGCAACCGTGCTTATTGGTTAGAAGTTGAACGGTGTCGTTAGCGTGTTGCATGGTTTTAATGTTTGCTTTCTCGCTAACTAGGATCGTTTCGCTTATGTCGTTAGGTGATATTCCCCAAATAATGTATTCCTTCATATTGTATTGCTTTGCTGGTTATTATTTAGAAACTATGATGCCACCGTCAAACTCTAGCAACGTGCCATTGTCGCGAATATATTCCTCTATATTACGCAAGACAGTTTCGTGAATGTTACCGTCACAATCAAAGGTCGATTGCGTGTCAGTTTCACCAGTCATAGGGTTTTCGTAATCAATGCCGAACTCTTCTTGCCAACTCATAAAGCTGTCGTCGGCATAATCAATAAAGCTTTCATATTCGGCATACTCACTAGCAAGGCTGACAGCATCTAATTCTATTTCCGTGCCGCAATCATCTTCAATTGATTCGATAAATTCGACAAGGGTTTTAGTGCCTTCGTAAGTGAATGAGTTAAAGCAATCGTATTTGCCTAATTCGTTTACTGCTTCGAGTGTAGATAGTGTGTTTTTCATGTTTTTTGTGTAGTTGGTTTGTTATTAGTGATTAGTGTGAATTAGTAGCCCAGCCATGCTAGAACCTCCTGAGCGTCGTAGGTGTCCTTATCACCCATCTCATTAAGAAACTCGTCGTAAGTGACGACCCCATGGTTGTCTAGCTCATTGAAAGCCCGTGAACGAGTGATTGTGATTTCCTCTGCTGATTCGTAGTAGTCCATATATGTTTGATTAGTGCTTAGTTTCGCTTTGCTGATTTGCTTGCGATACAAACAATAAAGCATACTTCCCAAACCCCTACAAGCTTTTATTTCCAGATAAGCCATATTTCTTTCGGGGACTCCCGTAACTCCATGACAATCAACATACTCTCAATTAAACTTTTTTTCGGCTAAGTTCCGTGACAGGATACAATCGACGCTTAACGATACCCTTAAACAGCTAACCCATGGCAGACAGTCGGACTGACTCAACGGTGGACTGAGTAGCCCCTATGAATGAATGAATGATGGCACTTAATCCATCTCGCCGATCGAGAAGAAAAAGATGATTCATGCATGAGCAAGGCCGGGCCAGGTGCCAGCCTAGCCTAGTGCTATCGAGTGGACAAGTGTCAGCGTGGCTACCCAGCTGAGGGGGGGAGGGGATCAGCAACATGCGCGACTAGAATCGTATATATCATCAGACACCCCTTTAAAAAATAGATGACTCATAGGCCATACTATCCGCATACTACCTTTGTATTACTCAGTAGGGTTACTGCTCTAATGCTCCTTTGTTCCAGCGGAGATTCCGGATTCTATGTAGCACGAATTTCCATGTCAAGCAAAAAATCCAATTATTTTTGATCCAGACGGAAATAATCCTTGACATGTGTCTAAGTGCTTGTCATCAAGGACATAATGAGTACCCTAAATCCTACCCCTGAGGAGATGCGACTGGACCTAATGGCCAGTATATCTGAGAGTATTCAGGCCGTAAGCAAGGAGAAGGAGACTATGAAGGTCAATAGTCTAAGCCGTGCTAACCCAGGGAAGGTGGCTGAGATACTTTATCACTACGCTATGGGCGAGACCCAGACGAAGATGGTGAAGAAATATAAGTTCAATCGGGATACGGTTATATCCGTGCTTACTGATTATGCTGACCACGTAGGGAAGTTCCGAGAAGTAACTGGCCGACTAGCGGCCAGGAACTACTTGAACCTGTCCTCACTGGAAGAGGACCTCATTGAGAAAGTCCGTGGTAGGTTAGAGGATGACCCGGAATTCGAGGTATCATTCCGTGACCTAAAGGAGCTATCCATAGCTAAGGCTAACGCAGGTAGGGAGGCTTTGACTGCTAGAGGTGAAGCTACACAAATCACGGAAGATAGAAAGGTCTTCACCCAGGATGATTACGAGGCTACGATCAAGGCAGCTAGGGATAGGATACAAGAAGCTAAAACAATAGAGGCTGAGGTTAAGGATGCCTAGATCAATTATGGATTCCAGCTATGACCCCATCTATGACCAAATCCGGGGGATACTTGGAGAACATTTTGAGAATTATTGTTTCATCGTGATGGATGAACAGGGAGAACTCTTCTTTGACTACAACCATCTGCCAGCTGGAAGGATGCTGTTACATGAGATGCAGCAAGAGATCAGTGAGGACAATATAGAGATTGAGTGGGAGTTCGAGGATGATTCCGATAATCAGGAGGAAGAATGACCATTGAGTTCACAAAGCACCCGGCCCTCGAAGCCCCTACCGATGAGGAAATAGTTATCCTAGGTGAGGCGGATCCCAAGTTATTGGTTGCGCTGCACGAAGCACACGAGGGTAGGATACAGTCAGCTGAGGAGGATCCACTTCGTCACGGATTTGAGTTACCAGGCTGGAGCAGGATGCGCAATGCCCTACAGGACTACGATGAGGTTATTACCTTTGGGGGTAACAGAAGCGGGAAAACAACGGGATGTGCTAAGATGGTCATGGAATCCGTGACCGAGAACATGGACGGACACGTAGTATGCTTCAGTCAAAACGCGGACACATCCATCAAGGTACAGCAGGCCGCCATCTGGGAGATGATGCCCAGAGAGTTCCGCAGGAAGACCAAGAGTATTGATGGTTACATTAACTTCAGTATGCAGAACGGGTTCACGGGCAGTTCCTTTATCTTCCCGGACACCAGAACTAGGGTGGACTTCAAGACATATACCCAGTTCAGTAATAACCAAACCATCCTAGAAGGTTTTGAGTTCGGTTTCCGTAACCCCAACGGAACAAATATTGGGGCTTGGCTGGACGACTACCTAGGGGATGCCGCTTTGGTCAACACCCTACGCTTCCGTCTAGCGACCAGAGATAGTAAGATGCTTCTGGGCTTTACTCCTATTGACGGATACACACCATTTGTTTCGGATTACCTAAAGGGTGCTGAGACGCTTGAGACTAGGACCGCACCCCTACTCAATGGTGAACAGGTTCCCGTGATTCAATACAGCCCCGAACGAGATGCTGGTGTTGTTTACCTGCACTCCGACGAGAACCCCTTTGGCGGTTATGACCGCATAGCTAAGGACCTAAAGAACGCGAACCGTGATACGATCATGGTCCGTGCCTACGGATTACCTACGAAGTCAATGACTTCACTGCTACCTAACTTCAGCCCGGAGGTCAATGTTCTTAGCGATGAGCCAAACAAATACGGGATGACCTTCCCTGACAAGAAGTCCCTTACCTGGTATCAGGTTGTTGACCCCGCCTTTGCCAGAAACTATGTAGCGATATGGGCAGGAGTATCCGAGGACGAGGAGATATTTATACGACGGGAGTGGCCGGACAGGGACACCTACGGTGAGTGGGCATTGTTCGGTGACCCAAAATGGCGCAAGGGTCCAGCCTCAGATAAGATAGGCTACGACGTACAGAGGTACTGCGAACTGTTTGAAGAAATTGAAGATGAGCTAGGTATCGAGGTCACGGAACGTATAGGTGACTCCAGATTCTTTGCTAAGGAGAATGAGAACAATGTGGATCTATTCACGGCCTTCTATGACTTCGGTATGAACTTTACCCCGTCGGACGGACAGCAGGAGGGCATAGGTAACACAAGTCTGGACGATTGGTTCTTCTATAACCCGAACTATGACCTTGATCCCGCCAACAGACCACGGTGCTACGTTCATCAGGACTGCGGAAATCTTATTGAGAGCATGATTAATTACAACGCTGCTGGTAAAGCGGACGAAGCACTCAAGGACTTTTTTGACCTCATACGTTATTTGCGAATGTCAAATGGCGGTATGGGTCCGGACTACTTCACATCCTCCGATATGGGGATAACCAGAAAACAACAAGGAGGATACTAATGAAAATAAAATTAACTGAGTTCACCGAATATCATAATACTGATTTTGATGAAGCCCTGCAAATAGCCCAAGAAAAACTACCCCCTGAATACATCAGCGGTAAGGGCAAGAACACTTGGATCAGCCCAGAGGGCCAGGATATTCTGTGCGACGGTCTATTTATTAATGAAATAATACCTAAGCACTACACGGGTAAGGTGCTATCCATTTGCCCGAACCCTAGGTTTAACATGGTTCACTTCGTAGAAATCGGAATGAAAGTTCCATTCCTCTTGCCTACCAGGCTGAAGCAGACGATATTAGGTAAGATGACTTGATTTGAAGCCTGTCATTAAAAATAAAGAGTCGCCAACCCTCGTTACAACAGTTGGTTAACGACAGGGCATCTAA